GCTGGGAATAGGTAACGGGCAGGGGGCCGGTTTTGCTATTCGCAGACTTCAAAATAAAATGATATTTCATTGCTGGCCCCCTTCGAGTTTTTCGCGAAGCTGGGCACGGCGTGCTTCGGTGCGGATCTCTCGATCCATATCGGCCAGCGCTCGATCATCATCAGCGGTAAATTCAGCAAAATCCAAGTCAGTATTTTCGTATTCATGCATTTTCAATTCTCCAAAGGTTACGGGGTTACGGTTTACAAAGGTTTCACGGATAAATTGATTGAATAGGTCCATGGGTTACGCTCCCATGGCCAGCAGGTCCTTGATTCCTTTTTCAAGCGAATCAAGATCTTTAGCCCAGCGGTTAGGGCCGCCGGTGTAATCTTTCAGGTGCTGGGCCGTGCGGTACATATAACCCAGCGATCCGCAGGGTTCGGTGTTGACGTACACAATGGCCCCGGCCAGCGAGATAAACCCGCTGCAGCCCCGTTTATCGTCATTCACCCGGATATTTTTAAGGGCCACGGTGTACGCAGCAGAAAACCGGTTTTTGAGCTTTGTTGACAAGATCAGCATTGTGGCCCCCTTATGCTTTGCGAGCGCTCACGCGCACGGTGTAAAACGGTTCACCGGTCGAAGTGTGGGCAGCGATCAATTGACGGGAGGGGACCAGCTTCGCGGCTATCGTTTTCCAGTCGATCAGCTCACGGCCAGCGCAGTAACTGAGCGCAGCACGGTGAAGCTGGCCTTCTACACTTTCAAGGCCGCTATCGATCAGCAGATCCTTCAATTGATCCTCTTCCCTTTTTAGGTTAGCAATCTGGGCCTTGATCAGTGCAAGGCGATCAACGGCAGCGGCCAGCAGAACGGGGTTTTCGTTTTTCATGGGTTTATTTCCTTTTTACAGTTACGGGGTTACAGTGAAAACAAAACGATAGTGACAAGGTAAAGCGCAGCGCAGGCCAGCAGTGCACCGAGCACAATGGCCAGCGGCCCGGGTTCAGGTTCAACGGGCAGCGCTTCAGGGTTCAGGTCGATGTAATGAAGATTGTGCTTGCTCATGTTATTTGCTCCAAAGGTTACGGGGTTACAAAGTGGCAGCAATATCGGCTAGGGCTTTACGCAGCTCCCAGTCGCCGGAAATGTCGGTGTATTCGTTTTTGTCATACGATTCCATGATGGCCCGCTGGGTAAAACAATTAAGGGTTATCACGTCTTCAAGGGTTAGGCCACCGGCGCGAATGATTCCGCAGATAGAACGGTCGATGTCATTGAATACGATGTCGCCGTTATCTTGTAAGCTGGCCGCGATTCTCTGGCCATTGGTGCTATAGCTGCGGCCAGTGTTGAATTTAATGCTTTGCATATCTGATCCTTTACTGTTACGGTTTACTGTGTTTCACCCTCGCGGGCTAGCCGCTAGGTTATCACAGTTTTTGTGATTGTCAACCCATTGGGTGCAATTATTTGCATCAGTGCTTACCCTAACCCGCTGGGTGCTGGCCTTTTTGCAGTGCGTCACTTGTGACTTGTGGAGGGGAAAGGGATTCTGAGATTCTGAAAAATCAGTGCTTTTTAAAAAAGTCGTTATCTTCCCCCTCGCCCGGGCGGAGACACAACTGTACCACTTGGCCCTTTTTCCCGTGCCCCCTCGATCCACTGGGTTGCTGGCTAACCCGCTGGGTGCTCGGGGCTTTCCCGCTGGGTTTCTCTTGATCCGTTGATCCACTGGGTGAATTGTGGCCACGGTGTACCCGCTGGGTTATGCTGGAACCGTGCACCCGCTGGGTTAATTGGTCAATGGTACATTGTGCACCGGCGGCCATTGATCCACGGATCCGCTGGCCAGCAGGGGATTGTTTTAAGAAATTAATCCGGAGGCCGAGGGGAGGGGGGAAGGGCCGAGCGCCGAACTGCTACGGTTACTTAGGGTCCGCGAACATTTTTTTATTTTTTCAAATTAACCCGTTACCCAATGGGTGCTGTTGACACCACGGAAACTTCTGCTACCATTGCTAGCACTATGGAATCATTAACACCCGATCCTGTAGGCGCAGATGTCACAATGACTGGCGACAAAACCGAGAACCAACTCGAACTACCAGACTGGCTTGACCCTGCGCCTCGCACACTTGCCAAATCACCGCCTGCGGTGAAGTCACTCGTATTGGCTCAGTACGAGCAGATATTCATGCGAGTCATCGATGAGGTTGCCCACGGCAAATCCATGTCGCAGGTTCTGCATGACGACCAACGCACCATTGACTACAACGATTTCTATCGATGGATCAAGCGCGACCCACAGCGCAAGCAGTTGTTTGACGAAGCGCAGGAAATGCGTACCGAGTTCATGGCTGGCGAGATCATTGAGATTGCCGATGCGGATGACACACTTGAAGATGTGAACAGAAGCAGGCTCAAGATCGATACACGTAAGTGGCTCATGGGAGCGCACAATCGTAAGAAGTACGGAGCGACCACTAACATCGAGATGACTGGTGGGATTTCCATACTATCGGCCATCGAAGCGGCTAATGCCCGGGTGATTGACTTGGCCGATGTAACCGATGTAGAGGCGAAATAAATGCAGACTTTAAAGTTCTCGCCACAAGATGAGCAAACGCTGATGACTCAGCTTTGGAGTCCGCAGATTGCAGACAACCCAGAGACGTTTGTACTTTTTGCGTTTCCGTGGGGGCAGAAGAACACCCCACTCGAGCACTTCAAAGGTCCAAGGGCTTGGCAGCGCAGGACGTTAAGAAAGATTGCCGACCACATCAAGAACAACCGTGGACAGGTTGACATGGATGCGCTGCGGCGGTCTGTGTCGTCTGGTCGTGGTATTGGTAAATCAGCACTGGTGTCGTGGTTGATCTTGTGGATGCTGACAACTCGGATAGGTAGTTCCGTCATTGTCTCGGCTAACAGTGAGAACCAGCTCCGCACGGTGACATGGGGTGAGCTGACTAAATGGGCGACCATGGCGATTAACTCGCACTGGTGGGAACCATCGGCTACCAAACTCGTACCTGCACAGTGGTTGACAGAGCTGGTGGAGCGGGATCTGAAGAAAGGTACTCGTTACTGGGCGGCTGAAGGGAAGCTGTGGAGTGAAGAAAACCCAGACTCGTATGCCGGTGTCCACAACCACGATGGCATGATGGTGATCTTCGACGAGGCTTCAGGTATTCCTGATGGGATTTGGTCGGTGGCTGCTGGCTTCTTTACAGAGAAGATTTTGGATCGTTATTGGTTTGCGTTTAGTAACCCACGGCGAAACACCGGGTATTTCTTCGAGACGTTCCACGGCAAACGTGACTTTTGGGACAACGAGATCATCGATGCCCGGACCGTTGAGGGCACGGACAAGTCGATTTATGACCAGATCATCGCTGAGTACGGTGAAGACTCCATACAGGCACGGGTTGAGGTGTACGGCGAGTTTCCTGCTGCTGGCGAGGACCAGTTCATCTCGCCCGTTGTCGTGGAGGATGCGTTCAAACGGGAGAAGTACAAGGACATGACGGCTCCCGTGGTGATTGGGGTTGATCCGGCCCGTGGGGGCATGGACAGCACAGTGATCCTTGTGCGTCAGGGCCGGGACATTGTGGCCATCAAGCGGCTAAAGGGCGAAGACACCATGAGTGTCGTTGGCCACGTGATCGATGCCATTGAGGAGTACAAGCCAGTCCTGACTGTCATCGATGAGGGCGGCCTTGGGTACGGGATACTTGACAGATTGACCGAGCAGCGGTACAAAGTGCGCGGGGTGAACTTTGGCTGGAAAGCGAAGAACCCTGTGATGTGGGGTAACAAGAGGGCTGAGATGTGGGGCGCGATGCGCGACTGGCTCAGGACCGCTTCGATCCCTGTAGATCGGCAACTCAAGAACGATCTGGTCGGCCCGATGAAGAAGCCCAACTCGGCTGGCACGATCTTTTTAGAGGGGAAAAAGGAAATGAAAGCCCGTGGACTGGCATCACCCGATGCTGCTGATGCACTGGCCGTCACATTTGCCTATCCAGTTGCCAGCCGTGGAGAGTACAATTCGCGTAACACAACGCGCACGGTCCATGCTGACCGAGGCGCATCATCTTCTTGGATGGGAGCTTAAAAATGGCTACTAAAAAAAGTGTCTCTTTGTCAGTAGGACGAGGTGAAAAGTTGCCGGTGTCTAAAGGTGCTGGTTTGACTGAAAAAGGCCGCGCAAAATATAACGCCGCAACAGGTTCAAATTTAAAAGCGCCAGCGCCTAATCCTAAAACCAAGGCAGACCAAGGTCGTAAAGACTCATTTTGTGCAAGGATGGGCGCAGTAGCCGCCAACGCCAAAGACGGCGAACGTGCTAAAGCAGCTCTTAAACGATGGAAGTGTTAATCATGGCTACTAAACCCGGACTCTATGCGAACATTCACGCTAAACAGGCACGTATCAAAGCTGGCTCTGGCGAAAAAATGAACAAACCGGGCAGTAAAAACGCCCCCACCGCCAAAGACTTTAAAGAGTCGGCTAAAACTGCGAAGAAGAAATAATCATGGCAAATACCAAGCCAATTGGCGTTGCATACGAAGACCAAAACATCATTGGCGCGGATATTGTCAAAGCCACCAACATTGCCACCACTGGCACGATTGGCTATGCAGCTGGTGCTTACGACACCGTAACCCAAACCAACAACAAAACCACAGCAGTCACGATTAACACGCCTTCTGGCCAGATTATCACGGCCAACGCTCAGATGGCCCCTAGCGCCAATGCGGTGTTTGTAGTCAATTGCAGCACCGTCAGCACCAAAGATGTGGTGGTGATCAGCGTAGCCTCTGGCGGCACTTTGGGTGCGTACAATGTGTTTATTGTGGCTGTCAGCAATGGCTCGTTCACGGTAGAAATTAAGAACGTAACCAACAATGCGTACAGCGAAGCCATTCATTTGAACTACGCTATTTTCCACACGGAGACTTAATATGCCACTCGTCAAATCAAAATCACCAGAAGCCTTCCGCAAGAACGTCAAAGCTGAGATTGCCGCAGGCAAACCAGTCAAGCAAGCCGTGGCGATTGCCTACGCTGTTAAACGCGCCGCTAAACCAACACCCATGAAGAAAAAATGAAAGCACTGCAAGACTGCATCATCATTGAGCGCGATGTTGAGAAGCATCCCTTGTTTGTTTTGCCCGCAAATTCACAGACTGAAACCGGTATTGCTATCGCTGTTGGCCCAAAATGTTTGGACATCAAGGTTGGTGACCATGTATACTTTGGCGTAGGGCAAGAATTTAAGCAGGACGGCAAAGAGTATGTCGTCATGCGTGAGCCTCATATTTTAGGGGTTTTGGAATGAATGATCCAACCGGAATAGTCGCAGCCGCTAATGTGGCTGCTGGCGGTAAGCCTGCAAAGAGTGATTCAGACATATTGACAGTCGCCCGTGCGCGACTGGACATGGCGGTTTCTGCGCTTGCCGAGTCGCGTGAAGACGAAATCGATGACCTGCGGTTCTATGCCGGTTCTCCCGACAATCACTGGCAGTGGCCAGCAGACGTTTTGGCCACCCGTGGCGCTGTGCAAGGTCAAACGATCAACGCACGCCCCACGCTCACCATCAACAAGCTGCCGCAGCACGTGCGTCAAGTCACCAACGACCAACGTCAAAACCGCCCCGGCGCTAAAGTCATTCCAGTCAATGACCAAGCCGATGTGGAAGTCGCAGAGATCTTCAACGGCCTGATCCGTCACATCGAGTACATCTCCGATGCAGACGTGGCGTATGATACGGCCTGCGAGAACCAAGTGGCTTACGGGGAGGGATACATTCGTCTCCTGACCGAGTATTGTGACGACAACACATTTGATCAAGACATCAAGATTGGCCGTATTCGCAACAGCTTCTCGGTCTATATGGACCCGCTGATCCAAGACCCAACTGGCGCAGATGCCAAATGGTGCTTTATCACCGAAGACCTGACTAAAGCAGAATACGAGCGTTTGTACCCCGAAGCAACGCCTATCTCGACTTTGCAGTCTCTTGGCGTGGGCGACCAGTCAATCAGCAACTGGTTGAACGAAGACACAATCCGTATTGCCGACTACTACTACATCGACTACGATGAAGCCACGCTGAACCTGTACCCCGGCAACCAAACTGCCTTTGAAGGTACACCCGAAGACAAAGAATTCCGTGCAATTTACGGCAAACCCAAGCGTAGCCGTGTCTCTGAGCGTCCGAAAGTCAAGTATTGCAAAATCAACGGCTATGACATCCTTGCCGAGCACGATTGGGCCGGTAAGTGGATCCCCGTGATCCGTATTGTTGGCAACGAATTTGAGGTTGATGGCCGTTTGTACGTGTCCGGCCTTGTGCGTAA